GGCGCGCATTGCACGTCGCCGAAACTCCAGAAACGATTGCGCTCCATCGGGATCGCGACAGAATACGCGGTGCAGTGATTCCAATTGCTGTCTGTTCATTTCACGCTCCTCTCGGATCATCGTCCGCTCTAATGTATTCCTCTTTCAACCAGAAAGAATGGTGCGGAAATTCCTGCCGCAATTCCTGCACTGTTTCTAGCGCGTCTTCACGATCCGATAAACAATACCGATCATCCTCCACGCCGTTGCAGTAAAGAACCAAAACATGCCCTGTTAATCCCATTTCAATTCCTCCCGTAGTTATGAAATGAGTTGACAATATCGCATAGCTATTTTCGATGGTCAATAAAAAGGCCGGCGGGATCACTCCGGCCGGCCTGTATTAGTCGCGGTAATTAAGCGGCGACTTTGTCCAATAGTTTACCGGCGCGACGCTCAATTTCGATCCGGTTATCTTGGTGCGGAATATCACGGGCAATAGCAGTGATCGCTTGAGCCGCATCCCACACTGATTCCATGGGACGGCCTTCCTCTTTAACGTGGCGTTGCATTGCGGCCTTTGCCATGCGCTGAGACAGTCCCGCACGTTTAGTCAGGAAGTCGAGTCTATCGTCGTCAGTTTTGGCCACGTTAGCTGACTTAGCTTTCTGCACGCCTTCCACAAAAGTAGACGTCGCACCCGTCGCAAACGATTGCAGGGCAGGGCGCGCCTCAATGGCGAAACGATCCGGCGCGAACTTGGTGTGGCGAATCTTGATCTCATGGAAATTCTCAACGCCCCATAAGTTGCGATTCATACATACGCCACGCAGGTACATAGCCGCCACGCCGGCGGTCTTACTGCCGGTCTCTGAATTCCACGCATAGAACCCGCGGAACATAAGATCAGGTTCGCCGTTAGCTAGCTTGCCGACTTCAATCGGATTCCGATCATCAACCAAAAACACAAAGATATCCCGATCACTGGCGAACAGCGTCGTGGTGTCTTTGGTGACTGGAACTTCAGGATCATAAACGGCCATGCCGTTAGCTCCCGAGCCAACCATCATTCCGGGTACTTTCCAACGCCCGCCGCTCGCATCAACCAAATCTTTGATGGGCTTCAGGATCTCATGATCATAAATGCGGCCATAGTCCGCACCAGTCGCCGCACGCAATTCGCCGTGATCGCCCTGACTGTACACCTTAACCAAGTCGCGAGACCGGTTATGTTGCAAGCCCCACTCCAAGCAGTCCGCAACCATCGGGGCGGGCAGGTCTTTGAGATAACCGGCCGGCGCGCCCGCCAGTTGAGCTAACTGACCGAATGACCAGTTGGTTGGCATGTTCTCACCCTCGATCCCGCTCTCATCTTTGTACTCGATAAGGACGTCGCCCCTCGATGGATTGTCAGCATCAACAGTGCCGACGATATTCATCTTGTGAGTATCGACGATCCGAGACTTCATCTGACCGGCGTCGATCTTCTTGTGAGCCAACATGTCGTCGAGTGTAAGGAAGCGTTCATCTTCAGGGCGGTTGAACCAGTTAGATGAAACAGCAGAGTTGCCGATACCATGAGCAAAGGCGTTTGTTTGATAAGTTGCCATAACAAAATCTCCCGTAGTTATTGGCCGAGCAAAATTGCTCACTGGTAATAGTCTGATAAAACGCAACGATATGCAAGTAATTTTTTAGAAAATAAAAAGGCCGGTTAGGTTGCCCCAACCGGCCGTGGTTTAGTACGAACCTTCCCCGTTGTAGACACCAAGCTTTGCGAGTTCAAAGCCGTCTATGTCTGGCAACTCAACTCCGCGTTTAATTAGTTCATCGGTATATGCTCGAAAGTAAGCATGGTTCCAATGGGATTTGTTATGCCCGATGCAACCGTAATCGGTAGCCAAGGCATTGCGGCGGAATTGTTCTAACTGTTCGTTAGAAAGGTTAGTCAAATCACGCATGGTGATTCCTCCCGTAGTTGATTGTTAAGTAGCTTTCTCAGGGGCTTCCTGAGATGACTGAGATTTCCCAGTCATGTGGCCATTATCGCATACCTGATTCGGGTTGTCAAGTTAATTTTTTAAAAAGTTATTTGGGGTTGGGTACAAAAAAGCCCCGACTGGCGGGGCGTAGTGGTTAACGGCGACGTCGCCGCTTCACGGGTTTCTTCTGTGCTTGCTCCCAAGCGTCTTCGCCGTAGATCAACTTCATCACCCATTCAATCAAAAACATTAAACATTCTCCCCTTTGGCGTAGTCCATGATAAAGCCGAGTTTCTCGCACAGTCCGATCACATCTGCCGGCAATTCATATACGCCGTCGTAGTCAACCAGAACGACGCCGTCAAACCACAGACCGCCGCTCCCCCCTTCATCACCTAACTCAGCGTGTTCAAAACCAATCGGTGTTCCCTTTTCATCAAGGTATACCGTCCAGTCTTTCCGAGTTATGTAGCGATTCAAAAGCCCCTCATGAATTTGCATCAGATTCCTCCACTGCATAAGTGTCGCACCAACCGATGGCTTCAAAGATTTCATGGTCAGTCAGCGATGCGATTCGTTCAACGACAGCCAACCGAACTTGAGCCGGAGTGATATCACGGCCGTCTTCCTGATAAGAAAGGATAGTGAAGGCGATGTCGTACATGTGGTTGTACGCTGTTTGATCTTTCATGACTGAAACTCCCAATCAACAGCCGAATCAATCACGTCCCAATTGATGCCGTAGTTAGCATCAAAGTCGTCACAAATTCTTTCCATGATTGATTCGATCTGATCCATAGTCAGATCAGAGTGACCCATCGCTTCCGCCCGTTCGCGGATATCATCTGGGTACCAAAGGTCTTCAATGACTAACGTGCCATTGCGTTTCACTAATTTACTCATCGCTAATTCCTCCCGTAGTTGTTAGCGAGTTTGCAGATTATGCGATTAACGGAAACAAATCAACCCCCAAAGGCTTTTCCAATCTACTGGAAACCCGCTACGGAATACCGGATCTACCTTGGTGATTCCCTCCATCTTCAGATCAAGAGCATCTGCGCCCTTATAAAGCAAGATTTCTGGAGCGGCCGTTTTAGTTTGTCTTTTTATCAGAATCCATGTTGACGCATGGCTATGAGTATTTAGAAAGGCAACTTGATGTGGCCGCAAGTCCACGGTATTTCCCCGAGTAACTTTCAGTTCAATTAAGTGGAAGCGGCCTTGATCGTCACAAACAAGAAGGTCAGGTATCCCTGCGGTCAGCCAAGTTTCCAACCGCGTTAGGATTATCTTTTGATCAAGCTTCTTCGTCCCTTCCCGAATCTGCTTGTAGAAGTTGCTTTCCGTCGTATTCGTCTTCTTCTTCGTAGCTTCCTCCCACGGGAGTGACATCGACGATGCTTGACTCATAACTCTTTCTCATTTCATCCAGTGCTTTCATGACTTCTTCTTTGCTCATTTGATCAATGGAGCCATGTCTAATTTCTGATTTATTTACATAGATATCGCCATGTGCTTGGCCACGCCGATATTCCGCTTGGACTGCCGCAGAGTAAGCCCCATTCTGCAAAGCTTCATCTCGAATACGCTGAAGGTCTCGCAGATGCCGCTGAAAGTTCACGCCATATTTAGCATCCAGTTCATCACGATATTCTTTGATCGCCGCCACAACGTGGGGACAATATTGAGGGTTAGTCATTTCATGCGCTCGAACATGTGCGCTTGCCGGTGGATAGCCGGCATTGATTGCGGCTTCCCGCATAGTGATCTGGCCGTCATTGCTGACCAGTTCTTTCACAAAGAGTTCTTGCTTCCGCGTGAGCTTTCTTTGTCTCAACTTATCCAGTTCAGCCTTGTTCGCCACTGGATCTCTCTTAATTCTAGGCATTGCCCCTCCGAACAGTAAATAGTCGTATCAGAGTTAAAATATAGCCTTCTTTCTTATATAGAGCAAAATTCAAAAGAAATATTTTTTGCATCTCCCCCCGCCTAACGCACTTTTGATTTATTGATTTCTTGGTTACATATTTGTAGTTACATGGTGTAACAGTTTATGTAACCACTGAAAGTCTTGCTATATAAGGGATAGAGCGGTTCGGTTACACGGTTACACCGGTTACGGCTATTTTTTCAAAAAAATATTTTTCTAATTTCTGAGCCATATAAGTAACGTGTATTTTTTGTAACCAAAAACAAGAAAGCCCCGTGAGCCGTGGACTCCGGAGCTTTCCCCTCTGTTACACAATCTGTAAAAGTTACACCCAAACCGCTCCAAAGAGCGTTTTCTTATCAATAAACCTCGATGCCCACCGTTCGGGGTTCTTCTCAATTTCTTCAGTAATTTTAGGGTGGGAGCATGATCCGCGAAGCCCTAATTGCGATTGCATTAAGAATTGATTTGCTTCATTTCTCCAATAAAGGAGTTCTTCAGAGGGTTCGTCATCGCTTTCGACGTCGAGTTCGTTGGCCATGAACCGACAGAATTCGGCACAGGTATCGACAGTGTATAGACCGTTAAAGTCCAACAGAATTTGTGGAAGTTTTTCCATAATCATTCCCATAGTGTGTTTTGTAATTATAGCAGACTGGAGTCGAAATTGAGTTCGATTCGGTCGCTGATTGTTGGATCGACGCGCTCGATGGGGAAGTGTTCCCCATCGGCGAGGTCATGAACATGCACCGGCAGATCGTCTGGCAGAGTCTCCAATTCTGCGATCAGTTCCTTAACCGTCATCTTCGTCCTCCTTATCTTCTTCGACTTCAAAGAAAGCACAGGCATCTTCGTGAGGCCAAGGCATCACAACGGCCAGTTCTTTTGCCTGTTCTTCGTTTTCTGCCTCAACGACAAAGCTTGGATAATAAGTCGTGACCCGAACGCGGTATTGCTTTTTCATTACCGCATCTCCCGAGGGTTGAACTCTGCTTTAAGTTTCTGCAAGGCTGTTGTTAGACGGACGATATCGTCGAGCGTTAGTGGGTGGTAGCCGTGGCATACCCCATCGATCAACGATTCATGCACCTGATCCAACACTTTCATCGTTTCATCAATCGCTTCGACGCACGTTTTTGGTAGCCGTGTTTCGCGGATCGAGGCCACTCGCTTGTTATGCTTGGCCACCATTTCGTTGTGCTTTTCAACCCATTCATTCTGGTTCATTTCGGTTCTCCCGTGTAGTTGAGATTCGGACATTAGTCGTTTATCGCATACATGTCAACACCCCAGACGAAAAAAAGCCCCGAAAGTCATAGGGAACTAACGGGGCTTTGGAGTCAACTACGGGAATAGTTGTGCAAACTATATCGCTTTATGAGAATTGTGCAAACGTTTTCTTTCACTTTCTCTGGCAATCTCACCCACAAGGCGCGCAAATTCTGTCAGTTCTTCCAGATTTGCAATGTAGCCACGGCAACCGTTCCGCAGGGCAAGTAGTGTTTTGTCTTCATCCTTGACGATACCGGCTTTGACCGCCAACTCATGAATTAAGTTTTGCTTGACGTCCATCAATATCGATCACCGTCATACGGCATTGCATACAGTAACGCCGCTCAGAACCGTGTTCCGTGATCCGCGCAAGGTCTCCGATGCAACGCGGACATTGGTTATTGCGGAGTCGTCTTCCGACTTCGTCAGCCAATTCGTTTTCCAGTGGTTGTGGATTGAGATCCAGTTGTTCTTCACTTGGTTTGCTCATCTCGCATCCTCATTTCCAACCAGATTGCTTTTTCTTCGACGCGCTGTGCCTTCTTCAAGAGCCGGCGGGTCTTGGCCATCAGGTAGCGCAGATACAATCGTCTAATGAATCGCACGGTACGCACGACAATTTAACTCTGCAATGAGCATTGTTGAGCCTTTGGGCATGTATCCGCCGCCGCTGACAAAGTATTTGCCTTTTTTATTCTTGAACAATCGGTGCGTGAGCCGTGTTTCGCGGACAAGGAACTCCAGTTCTTCAAACGCGTCGATTGGGTTATCAAACTTCGTCATCGTATCGCCTCAAAGTACAGCCAGTGGGTCGCATACAGTCCTGCCACGATCAGCGGGACGATCCAAATAAAGTCTGGATCAAACTTAATCATACACGTTCATGCGCCGTGGATCTTTCTTCGGGTCATACGAATGTTTTTTGTGGTAACCGTTATCGATGTAGGTTTCAAAAATCAGACGCAGTTGCCCAGAAATCGTTCGGCCTTCGGCTTGAGCGATCTCCTTGATGTCTTCGTACACATCACGAGGCACTAGGACGCTTTTCCAACGTTGGGTATCCATAAAACTCTCCTAAGATATCTGCGATTATATGCGAACGTATGGGAACATACAAGATTTACGCACAAAAAAGCCGCCCGAAGGCGGCTATAAGGGAGTCACAAATGAAAAAATCCCGAAACGGCTAGCTTATGTAGCCTAAAGGCTACACCGCTTCGCCCCAACTAGGCCCGATCTCGACATCGCACTTGTTAGGTACCTCTAAAGGTACAGCACACTCCATGATCTGTGCAATTTCTATTGCCTCATTTTTATCTTTGACCGACATGGCGATTTCATCATGCACCTGTATTAGCGGGATCCGCCCTGTTTTGTACACGTTGACCATCGCTTGCTTGGTCATATCCGCCGCCGACGCTTGGATCAGTCGGTTCAAGGCTTTATAAGTGAACGCACGCTTGAGTCGCGTGGTGTCACCGTACTCTTTCACGGCATCACGGTAGGGCAAGGCTTTGTGCATGGCGAAGCTGTCTGGCTCCCACAGGTCAAAGCGGCATTTCCTGCCTAGGATAGACCGGATCGATCCCGACGCATCCTTTTCGTTCAGCCGATTCATTACACCCGTCATCAATCCTTTCACAAAAGGTACGCGGTCGTGGTACTGGTTAATCAAGCTTTTGGCTTCTTCCACCGGAATGTCTAGCTGATCGGCCAGTTTGTTGACGCCCATGCCGTACATCATGCCCAAGTTAATGGTTTTCGCTTGCTTACGGCCGATGCCCGCCATGTCCGCAACCATCGTATGGAAGTCGGTGTCAGGGTCGTCGTTGTACTTTTGTACAAAATCCTTGGCCCCTTGTAACGGGATGCCGCGCGATTTGCCATACACATGCGCGTAGTGAACCAAGATCCGTGGTTCCTGTTGCGAGAAATCAATTGCCGCCCACTGCTCATCTTCTTCCGGCAGGAACAAACTGCGGATCATCGGCCCCAGTTCAGGATCGCGGGCCGGTATCTGTTGTAGGTTGGGGTTGTTCATCGACAGCCGGCCAGACACCGTGCCACCTTGGTCGGAGCGGTTCTGGTTAATGTGACCGTGAATCCGCCCGTCCTTGTTGCAATATTTTAAAATGTTATTGATGAACGTCCCTGACGTCTTGTTGATGTTACGCGCATCAACAATCAGTCGCGCGAATGGATGCTGTTGTTCCGCAAGGAACGTCTTCGTGAACGAAGGAGCGCCTTTCTCCGTTTTAGGATACGCAATCCCGAGTTCGTCGAACGCTTTGGATAATGATTGTGCCGCCCAGATTTCAACGCCAAACCCCGCTTGTCTTTTGATTTCTTTGTGTAACTCCGCCTCGCGCTTTAACAAGGCGTCGCGTGTACGCTCGGTCTTGTCCATATCAACGCGGACACCACGGTAGGTCATGTCTACCAAACAAGGCAGGAGGTCGAGTTCGAGGTTGACGATATCCCAAAGCCCCTGCTTGCCCACTTCTACACGCATGTAATTCCAGAGTTCGAGCGCTAACTGCGCGTCAACTTCTGCATACGGGCCGACATACATGGCCGGCATCTTCCACATCTCTGCTTTTGGGTCGAGGCCGAAGGTGCGTGCCGCTTCAATTAAGTCTTTCTCTGACTTAGTTTTGCCAAGCAAATCAAAGGACAAAGCATTGAGGCTGTAACTAAAGCGGTTCTCGTCCAATAAACTGGCGATCAGCATCGTATCAACAATGCGGCCGTTCAACTGAAAGCCTTCTCGCTTGATCCAACCGGCGTCGTACTGCGCGTTGTGCATCACTTTTTCACAAGGCAATTCAAAAACCTTCTTGAGCCACTTGCTTATAATTCTTTTGTCTAAATTACCCCCGCCCTTATGCCCAACAGGAATATAACCAGACCAATCGTCGGTCGCGATGGCATAACCAACCACCTCGCCATTACCTGTGGCCCAACCCGGCCCCATCGTTTTGATGTCAGGGTCGCGCGTTTCCACGTCGATAGCAATACGAACCGCACTGCTCAGGTCAGGTAGCTCTGCCGGCGGCACCCATTCAGTCTTCGGCGTAAACATCGCCATTTGCAAACTCATAAACCATCCTCTGGTTCCGGCTCATCGTCTGGAACTTGTTTTTTAACAAAATAAAATTTTAAGCTTGGCGCGGCGGGCGATGCGTCTGGCTTGCGTTTGTACGCATTAATCCAGTATTCGACACCGTCGATAGTCGCATTGCCTGTGAAATCCGCATGGGTTTCTTTTTCTTTGCGCTTATTTCCCCAGATCGCGCCTTCATTATTTCTGTCGGTCATACTGCTCTTCCTTCATTTGATCTACCGCTTGGAAAAACTCGTCTGCGATTTCGCCACCCAAGGCCGCATATCCGGCAATGTCTACCCAAGAATCTTCATGTTCCGGTGTCTGGCACAAACGGCTCATCTTGACCGCAATCATGCACAGCGCCACTTCTTCTGCTTTAACGTCGATCCCTAGAATCGCTGACCACATCTCCGCAATGCGCTCGTGGTTTCTTGCGGGGTCGCCGTAAATCTCGTCTCGTGAGGCAGAAATAAACTCATCTGCTCTTTCTAATATTTCTCTGCGGTTCATAAATACTCCACTTCGCTCACTTTTAACGGCATACCGTCTTCATACACTGACTTCCACACGGGACTGCCTACCGACAGATCCAGATCGGGAGCATCCATTTCCTGCTCTTCAACTTCAATCGCTTCGAGCGAAACATAATCCGGCATCTCTGGGTAATTGCGTTCATGCAACCACGTCGCACAGATGACATACTCTCGATCCTCTGCGTCCCAATACCAGTGTGTCCCGTAGTATTTTCCAGACTTCATAGCTCGTAACTCCTTGATACGTCTTCCGGTTCTACAATAAATAAGTTTTGCCTTGCTCTGGTCACGCCAACGTAAAACACCCGATGCAAATCATCGGGGTTGTTGCGTGCCGCTTTTTCTGCCGCAGGGGATAAATCTGTAAAAAGTACAACGTTGTCCGCTTCACCGCCCTTTGACCCGTGAATCGTGGACACCGTAATGCGAGGCTCGCCATTGAACTTTTCTCCGCGACGCAAGAGCGCGATGATGTAAGCCCGATCCTGCTCTGGCAGTTTGTCCATCGCGACGTGCCAGATCATCTCTTTGTTTGCATTAAGGCCGTGATCCGCGATCAGCGTATCCAGATCAACCATGTCTTCGTCTTGTAACGCAGGCAGTTTCTTAAAGCCCCGCGCCACACGTTCTTTCCCGCTCATGAACGCATAGATGTTCCGCGCTGTCTTGCCTGAGATTTCACGGCCCTTGCGTAGTGCTTCCCAACCATTAACGGCGTCGGCTACTTTCTCAGAAATAGACCGGTGTCCGCGATAGTTGAACAGATAGCCGTTTGACTTGAGGTCGGTCGCAACGGGCGACAACTGGTAACCCGCTTGTGACAGGATCAGCCACGATCCGTCAGCCATGTCGATTCCATCAATGGTCGAGATACGGCTAACTTGCCCACGATCTGTCTTTGGTTCGTAGCGTTTCGGGAACCGTCGGCTAATGCGGTTGGAAATGTTTTCCGCCACGGCATGAACTGAAGACGGTACGCGGTATGACTGCGCTAAGATTTCAGACCCGCCGTCCAGATTAATAAAATGATCGACGTCTGCCCCTGCCCAACGGTAGATCGCTTGGTCG